GATCCGCATTGTTGGCGACGACCTGACCATCGTTAGCAAGTTGATCGACGGCACATTCCCAGACTACGAGCGCGTCATTCCGGCCAACAACGAGATCATCGTTGATGTCGACCGCGACGAGATGATGAAGGCGGCAGAGCGCGTTGTCACTGTTTCCAGCGAGAAAAGCCGCGCCGTGAAGTTGTCCGTTGCGCCGGGTGCCGTTGCGCTTTCAGCCCGTTCAGACACAGGCACTGCAGAAGATGAGGTGTCCACCACCTACGCCGGCGAGCCGATGGAGATCGGCTTTAACTCGGCCTATCTGCGCGACGCCTTCGCGGTTCTGCAGCCTGGCAACGTGACTATGAAACTGCAGGACGGCGGGCCGGCTCTTATCGTTGGCGGGCAGGAGGGGCTGGACGTCGTTCTCATGCCCATGCGGGTGTGAGTATGGCAGACGACAGCGATCTGCTGCCGTGCCCGCATTGTGGTTCGCCGGCCAAGAGCTTCAGACATCATGACTACGGAGGGTGGTCCAACACCGACTCCATATGCTGCACGTCGGAAGACTGCGGCTGCGGCACGTGCCTGCATGAGAGTCGGGAGCGGGCCGCGTTTGCTTGGAATAGGCGAACGCCACTTGCCGAGTTGCCATGCCCCTACACCTTGGAGCTCCCGCTGTAATGCCACCAATCCCACCCACCATATCGGCAACGGTACGCGCTATCTACAGCGCGTACCAGGCCAACGCGCGCCCGTCCTATGACCCTTGGGGCATCAGCGTGGGTGACGCAGATCATGACTGCTCCCGCGCCCTCTGGTATACGTTCCGGTGGGTGACGCCGCTTGAAGTGCATAGCGGTCAGCAGCTGCGGCTGTTCGAAACTGGCAACATACAGGAATCACGGCTTGTCTCCGACCTACAGTCGATCGGCGTCGAAGTTTACGACCAGCAAGACAAGATCAGGCTGATTTCCGGCCACGTTCGCGGCAAATGTGATGGCAAAGGCATGGGGATTCCGGAGGCTCCAAGGACTCCCCACTTGCTAGAATTCAAAAGCTCCAACGAAAAGAACATGCGCCTGCTGGAAAAGAAGAAGGTCAAGGAAGCCAAGCCGCTGCACTATGCGCAGTGCCAGCTTGGCATGCACGCTTTCGGCCTGACGCGCTGCCTGTACCTCGCTGTTTGCAAAGACGACGACCGCCTGTATTCGGAGCGGCTGGAATACGACTTCGAATACTGCACGCGCCTCCTGGCGAAGCTGCAACGCGTGATTGATGCCGAGGAGCCGCCGCCACGTATCGCGGACAAGCCGGATGACTTCAGGTGCATGTTCTGCAAGCACAAGGCTGTGTGCCACGAGGCGGCTATGCCGCGCGTCAACTGTAGGACGTGTATCTATGCAACTCCGGAGCATGGCGGCGACGCGCACTGGTCGTGCGCCCGCTTTGCGAAGCCTCTGTCGATCGACGAGCAGCGCGAGGCATGCCCGGCACATCTAAACATCCCGGCGCTTGTGCCTGGCGAACAGGTTGACTGCTCCGAAGAGGAAGAGTGGATCGAATACAGGCTGGCCTCTGGCGAGATATGGCGGGATGGGGCGCATGGGTAGAAAGCCAAGGCCAATATGCCCTAAATGCGGCGAGCGAGCAAAGCGCACAGAAACCAAGTGGGGGCTACGGCACGACTGCTGCGGCCTCTGGTCATGGGGCAACAAGCCACTCGTCTGCGCAGAGACACATGCCGCACGCAAGGAGGCGCACCGGGTTTTTGACAAGCTGTGGACATCTGGCCAATTGGCGCGTGGCGAAGCTTATCGGGCGCTATCGTGGGCTACGGGCTGGCCGGAGAGCGACTGTCACATGATGCACATGCCGCTGGAGCGGGCGCGGCAAGTTCCGGCGGCAGTCCGCAAGATATGGGCTGTTTTGGACGGGCGAGAGTGTTGACAAATTTGTAGAACGCCACTAGGAAGAAAGACCACCACAAGAGGAGAAGAATGAGATGGACGCAGTGCCAGCGACAGACCGCGACGAAAGATACAAGCAGATAGTTGAGGAGGCGCGGTTCCGGATTGCGCGGCTCGACGACCTGGACCTTGACGACGATACAGACGACTTGATCCGCGACTGGAATGGCCACGTTGAGCCGTCGATTGCGCGGCTGCGTGCGCTCGTCTGGGGCGCAGCATGACGCAGCCCACACACACCACCACACCCACAAACGACAACGCGGGGCGGCCTGCCGAGTTTGACGCGCGGCTGGTCGCATACCGCCCGTTTATCCGCAAGGTCATCAGATCCCGCGCACGTCGCGAGGATTGGGAAGATCTCGAGCAGGAGGCGTTTGAAGACGCTTGCCGCCGATGGTCGACATTCCGCGGCGAGGACTACAGCTTCGCCACATGGTTGGCCTTTGTGGCGCGCGGCGTCGTGCAGGCGCACAAGCGCTACAAGGCTGCGCAGATGCGCGCCGGCATGGAGTGGTCGATGGACACAGACAGGACCGGTGCAACCGGGCGCGACTTCCTCGGTGAGTCTTGGCTGCCGAGCGCTCCAGCGACACAGGCCGACCACGTAGAACTGTCCGCTGTCCTAGGACATCTAGCCGCCACCAAGAACGGCTCAATGCTGTTGCGGCACGCCATGGGCGACGAGCGGGCCGATATCGCCGCAGAGCGCGGCGTGTCGCGCCAGCGCATTGAGCAAATCTTGCGCCAGGAACGCGAGCGGCTGCGAAAGAGGGTGGGGTGATGCGCCTAGTCGTAACCGGAGGCCGCGACTACTGCGACACAGCCCGCATCTTTGCGGCGCTCGACGAACTGCACGCGCGTCGGCCCATCACAACGCTGATCGAAGGCGAGGCGCGCGGCCTCGACATTCGCGCAAAGGCGTGGGCGCAGCGGCGCGGCATTGCCGTGGATCCGTATCCAGCTGATTGGGCCGTGCTAGGCAAAGACGCTGGCCCAGTCAGAAACCAGTGGATGATTGACCTCGGCAAGCCAGACTATGGCCTCGTCTTTCCTGGCGGCACCGGCACGGCTGACATGCGCCGCAGGCTGGTGGCGGCTGGCGTGCCGTTTGAGGAGGTTCGATGACCCTAAAACTGAGACACTACCAAGAAAGCGCCGTCCAAGCCCTGTTCGACTATTGGGCCGAAGAAGCCGGGAACCCGCTTATTGACCTCGCGACAGGCACCGGGAAAAGTGCGGTTATGGCCACCATAATCCGGCGGCTCGCTGAAGGCTGGCCGGATCTTAGGATTATGGTCGTCACTCACGTGGCAGAACTGATTGAGCAGTCGTACCTTGAGCTCATCGGGATTTGGCCGTTCGCGCCAGCTGGAATCTTCAGCGCTGGACTTGGCCGCCGCGATGCACGCAGCCAGATCATCTTTGCCGGAATTCAAACGGTTTGGAACAAGATAGACGTCATTGGCAAGGTTGACGTGGTTTTGGTGGATGAATGCCATCTTATCCCTAAGAACAGCAACACCATGTACGGCAAGTTCTTCACGGCGATGCGCGCCATCAACCCTGACCTCAAGGTGGTCGGGCTGAGCGCCACGCCGTTTCGTCTCGACAGCGGCCGCTTGGATGAAGGCGATGATCGCATGTTCGACCGTGTCGTGTACACATACGGAATTGGCGAAGGAGTGGCGGACGGCTACCTGACGCCGCTTTCGTCAAAAGCCACAAGCATCGCGTTGAGCACTGCGGGTGTTGGAAAGCAGGGCGGAGACTACAAGCAGGGCGCGCTACAGGCCGCCGTCGACAAGTACGAAGTGACGAGGCAGGCCGTTGACGAGATTGTCGCCAAGGGCGCCGACCGTCGTTCTTGGTTGTGCTTCTGCTCTGGAGTTGAGCACGCGGACCACGTGGCCGAGGAAATCAGGTCGCGCGGCATCACGTGCGAAACTATTACGGGTGAGACGCCGAAGGCGGAGCGCCGCCGCATCCTTGAGGCGTTCAAGAATTACGAGATCCGCGCGCTGACGAACAACTCGGTCCTCACAACGGGCTTCAATCACAAAGGTGTGGACCTTTTGGCATTCTTGCGCCCTACCTTGTCAGCCTCGCTGTATTTGCAGATGGCAGGCCGTGGAACGCGCGTCCTCTATGCGCGCGGAATGCCGCTAGATACACCGGAGCAGCGCAGGGCAGCGATTGCCGCCGGCCCTAAGCCGTCTTGCTTGGTGCTGGACTTCGCAGGGCTGGTGGATACTCACGGGCCGGTTGACATGGTGCAGCCGAAGGTGCCTGGCAGCGGAGACGGGGAGGCGCCATGTAAGATATGCCCGCAAGATGGCTTCGATAAGAACGGCAAGCCCGGCTGTGGCGAAAAGCTGCATGCCTCTGCTCGTGTCTGCACGTGCTGCGGCTTCGAGTTCGATATCGATGACAGCCCCAAGATAACGGGCCGCGCCGCTGATGCGCCCATCATGGCTTCTGTAGCCGACCCCGAACCTCGCACGGTCACCAAGCGCGTGTTCAGGCATCATCCGGGCCGCGATGGAAAAAGAGACTCGGTGAAAATTACGTACTTCTGCGGGATGGCGACGCAGATAAACGAATGGGTGTGCCCCGAACATGAGGGCTTCCCGCGTAACAAGGCGCAACGCTACTGGAAGGAGCACAAAGGCCAGCTGCCATATCCGAAGACAGTGCTTGAATGGCTGTCTCGCCAGTCGGAACTTGCCCCCACGGATGAAATCATGGTGCGTCCTTCCGGAAAATATTGGTCCGTGGAGAGCCACAAGCCCGCTGAGTATTGGGTATCTGTGCCGGAACCAAAAAGAAATATAGCAACCGCTATGGATGACGCGATTCCTTTCTAGGGGATCTTGACAAATTTGTAGAACGGCTTTAAGGGTGTGTGACGAACGAGAGGAGATGGACATGGCAAGAATTGAAATCACATGGCTGACTGACGACACGCACTGCGAAACGTGCGGCGGCTCGTGGGCAGATGGCGCCTCGGTCAAGATCGACGGCGAGGTTGCGTTGGACCTTGAGCCTGTTGCGGCATGCTTTGGCGGCGAAAGCTACAGCGACCGCGAGGTCTTCCGGCGCATCCTTGCGCACCTCGGCCACGAGGTTGTCGAGGACGACGAATGAACCCCCGCTCACGCCGCATCATTCGGCTCGAAACCATAAGCCCCGGCAACGTCGACGCCATCTGGGACGACGGGAACGGCAACCGATGGCGCGAGGCCGTCGAACGCGATTATGTTATTGTTTGGTAGCCTTGGCTGCCGTGGCTACACCACCACCACGAAGAGGAGAAGAAGATGAGCGACCACAAAGACCTATACTTCCTTGTTGAAGGCGGCAAGCCTCTGGAGCTCGCGAAGGCTCACGTCGCTGCGGCAAGCGACACGCACGCACGGAATTGGGAACTGGCCAAGGAGCTAGACGCCACGCGCTTTTGCACAAGCCTTCAGGATGGCGCCATCATCGGCGTCGTGTTCGAAGGGGAAAGACACCCAGACTTCGCCAAGCCAAACAAGTACGGCACGTGCTTCCCAAAGAAGAAGACGGAGTGGCTGCGTCGTTTCGAAGAAAACAAGGGCTACGACAAGCAGGGCAACGAAATCGCCAAGGCGCTCGGCATCCCGACCACAATGGGATACACCACGCCAGACGGCGGCGATGGGTGGACGGTGTTTGGCACTGGGTTCAATTCGGGAACCGGCTTCCTGTGGCTGTCCAGCGACGGGCCGTTCTGCCTATACATTCCCGACATCCCCGAAAAGGTGGCGCGGTATGAGGCCGATGGCTACACGGTCAACGATGACGTGAAGAACTTCAAGCCAGAATTTGAAGGCGCGCGGCCCATCCTCAAGGAAGAGTGGGAGCTGATGGTGGCGCAGCACAAGGTTGCCAAGCTGAGGGGAGAAGCAGCCTGAAACCCGCACCCGCTATAGCCACGGTCAGCGACGATTATGACCCGTTCGCACCCGCACCAATCGGCCACAACCAGCCACCAGAAGACCCCACCACAGCCGCCCTGCAAGCCATCGCAGACCTGT